CTGCAAACCCTTGGCCGGCGCTATTGCCGGCGGCCCAGGCCTGGAGGGCCTGGGCAGAGGTGGGGAGTGAGCGGGTTTCAGTGGTTTTTTCTGCGTTGGTCATAAGAGTAGATTAGCGCGGAAGCGAAAGGAGAGCAAGGAAAAAAAGACAAGCAAGTGAAGAAAGTTTATGGCGCGATGAATCTGCTCTTCGCGCGCATCAGGCACCGCCGCGCCATGGGAATCAACGCTACAGCCTGCGCCCGTGGCCCCCACAAAGGCGCGCCTGCACAGAGCAGAGTGCTCCAAATGCCCATGCTATCCCCATGGTGCGGGCACGCAAATGTGCTCGGCACACCGTCACAGAGTACCTCGACGAAATCGAAATCACACTGGCGGCAGCTCAGAATTGCAACGCACCAAATTGGTCGGTGGTCGAGCAGCTGCACGACACCTGTGCCCATGTCTTTATCTCCGTAATGTGTCCACCTGCCGGCGGACGATTTTCTTTCGCTTTGTTTCGCGCGCACCTTCCCGTGCGAAATAGGACGCCATCAACCGGTCCCCCGGGTGCGACTCGGGGTCGTAGTAGAGGAGGTCATTAATCCAGGCGGCAATTTCCGGATGCATGCTGCCGTTGACGTTCGGTATGATCCACTTACCGTTCTCCATCTCTGTCGCCAGCGACTCGATGCCGAACTCAGGATTTTTGAAGGCATTTTTCGTCGTCGTGAACGGGCGCACTGGTACTGCGCTGGATTCCCGCGTGAACTGAAGAATGAACTCCTGAGAAGCGTTATTCTCCACTATCACAATACTATCAAATCTTCGGTGAGCATCCTTAATGCGCCGCACAATCTCCGGGCCGCCCCACCTACCCGACTCCACGCACAGCACCTGCCGGCTCTCGTCAGGATGAATGGCGATTGTAAAAAGCGCTGTTAAGTCCGAGTGCGCGTTACCCACCGACAAATCGACGCCTGTGAAGACCCTATACCCCGGTGGCACCGACTCCAGGGCGTAGACCATCGATTTACCGTTCCCCCGTTGGAGGCACGTATCGATCCATGCGCGCTTGAACCGTGCTTCTTCATCTGACCGAGCAACGCACCTTAGTTGGCGATTTGCCTCAACCACCCCCAGAGTGCGCGCTTTTTCGGCGATTCGTTCAGCGGGCCACCGTTCCGGCCACGACAACGTACCCGCTTCATCCACCACCGGGTAGCGCACTGCCACCCAATCCTCCTCAGAGGCGAAATGGTGCATGATGTCGTCCTTGTCCCACGCCGTGCCCACGCAGACAATTTTGTAGCTTCGCGTGAGCCGCCCTTCAAGGGTCGACCGAAACCACGCGCGCAACTCATGCCGCTGATTAGCACTGCGCACATTTTCATAATCGAGGATGTCATCGACTATCAGAAAATCGATACGTGACCCGAGAATGTTCCCGTGCACGCCGCACGTAGCGACCGATGGGTCTTTCGCTACCGATGGGTCTTCTTTATCGCGCTCAATTTGCAGTTGATGCTTCGTCCACACCGCCCCACGGGCCCTCTTTAGGTTGGGGAAAACCTCATGAAGCTCCTTCGATTGCTCGATATATTTAGCAATCGCCCCGCAGATTTTTTGCGCCTGCCCGTCGGTGTTCGACGCTATGACGATACGAAGATTTGAATTTCGCCCAAGCTCAAAGAGCGCCCGCCCGATACTAATCTGCTGGCTCTTGCCCGCTTCAACATGCGACCAAATCAGAGTACGCTTATGCGCCGATATCAGTCGGTGCCACTCCACGTGCATCGGCTGAAGCGCAATCGGGCTACCTGTCTCCTCATCCCGTAAGACATATGAATTAAACGCGGCGGGGTCCACCCGCGCCCGCTCCCGATGCAACTCCATCGCATCACGTAAAACCGAAACTTGTGCGGGTGTCGCTAGTGTCGCCAGGTCGTATGTCACCCGCCCACTGTATCACGCCCCCACTACCGCGTCATTTCACGCTTTTGAGCGCGGCCAAAACAACGAGATAATGCTCAACAGCCGGAATACCGTCGGGCGCAATTCGAGTGGGTTTTGAATCGATCTCACTTTGGATAAAGCGAACAGCCGCTGATGTTTCGTCCATCGTAGGTGGCCGGTCGCGCAAACGGACCCTTAATCTGCGTAAACGCCAAACGCAGTACCAAGGCGCACACCACTGCACACACCACTGCAGCGCAGCGTCAAGAGCCTCCTTTTTTTGACTCACGTCACCAAATCCTTGCTTCAATCCAGATGTCATTAAAAATGTCCTGTCTACCGCGGTGAACCCAAATCCGAAAACCTTGGTACTCGTACGCACGCATGTAAAGCGACGAAGTTTTTATGGCACATGCCACAGCCGCCTTAGCGCGGCCTAAAGTCGCAAATTCCTTACCCCAGATACCACCCGGAATGCCCGCGGTAGCGTGCCGGGGAACATACGCCACAGGCACACGACTCATTTGATCACCTGCAACCATGTAACAGTGATGGAATTATCCGACTGATTCCCGGCCGGGTACCCCGTAGATTAGCGCGGAAGCGCAAGGAAAGCAAGGAGAAAAAGACGAGCAACGCTAAAAGCACAGAAGCGCGCCAAGACCAGCGAGTTTCGAGTCGTGCAACGTGAGCAGGCGCCCGACTCCACACGAGGCAGCGCGGAGACTACGCCCAGCCTCCGACGCACCGCCGTTTCCGACATCGACGATAATGATCTCCGTAGCCGTCTCAAGTTCGACTGCTGCTAGGTACGCCGTCCAAATAGGCTCCCACGACTTATCGACGTCAACTAGAACCGCGCCAGGGCGGTCCCGCTCAGCCTGCTGAATTAACGACAGCAGCGAATCCAGTGCTTTCAACGAAGCTTTCGTCGTAGCGATGACCTGCTCTGGCGTCGCTGGTGGCGGCTGCGCCGAGCTCTTACAGGCAACAAACTGCGCATGCGCGACAATCCCAGCCACACCAAGAATAACAACCAGCTTATATAACTTTTCAAATTTGTTCATAGCTTTAACCCGACAGTTTGAAACAACGGCTGTGAGCCCGTGTATTTCTTGCGCATTCCTAACCTTTTACCCCAGTTTAACGCCCGTTTAGGCCAGTCGACCTATTTCAATATTTCGGCCGTATCCTTCACTTCTCCCGCCGTGTGGAAGCGGGCCAAACACCTGCACTTCATCGCACATCGATCAACTATGTTCCAGACCTACTAGAAGTGATTTTCACGACCTTTCCTATACTTGGCGCGACCGGCGCGTTTTCGACCAACTTTAGACCACCTGCAGCAACTCCGGCCTGGATTGCCTGTGTTGCCGCTGCGAGTCGTAGCTGCAGTTCGTCCATGGTAATCTCCCGGGTTTCATCAATGACGCCAATCAGGTTCGTCGGCTGCCCAAGGTGCAGGCGCTCCATCTCCATCGCTTCACGCGCCGTCCGCACAATGTCCCCGTTTATGTCGGAAACCCGCTGTAAAAGCATCACTGTCTCCTGCAGCGTCATCGGTGGACGCGCGAAAGTTGGGTGCGCTGGTGGTGCTAAACCCTGCTGCGAGGCGTCGATGACTTGCGTTTCGTACGCCGCCCATATTTCCAGCTTTCTGACCTCTAAATCTAGCTTGCGCTTCAATTCGGGTACGAGTTGCCGGGCCATTTGCGCCAGCTGCGTCGCAACAGTGAGGCTCTGGAGGCTCTGTGCACGAGCAAACATCACCATCTGCCCCTCCTGTTTCACCGCATCCACTGCATTCCGGCGGGCGTCTTCTCGGTCCTTTGCTTGACTTGCTCGCCTTGCCGCCGCTGCGACTTCGATTTCTGCCCGAGCTTTCACCTGATTCCTCTTGTGAACCTCTTCGAGCGCCTCATAACCCCGGTTAGCCCAGCCCTTTTTCCACGCTCGTTCCGCCGTTTTCCAATTTACGACGGCCGTTTGCGCGGCGTTAGCTATGTTCCCTGGCTTATCGGCGAAGGCGGTTTTTAGTCGGTCGTAAGTGTCATCGCTAATCATTTCGGCTGTATTTCTTGTTTGCGTTACTCGGGTTTATCGCCTATTACCCTAGCTGATTTCGGATCATTGACCAACTTTATTTACTACTGGGGATTTGACCGCTTGGGGTCATTTCGGCAGACTCCACGCGCTTGTCCAGCGCTTGGACGTTCCATTGCCCGGCATCTACGTGGCAATGGAACGCGGGCGAGCTCGCAAGCCTGCCTACATCCAGGCCTATGGCAGAGTACGGGTTGCAGTCGGCCGGCAGAACTCGGCCCAGCCGTACTACGAGCACTGCCAGTTCGGACTGGCACGATGCCAGCGCTTTTTCCTAGGCTTACTCATGGCCTGGCAGCTCTTGCTTATCAAAGATAGATAAGTGCTGTCTTTTTACTTCCGCAATGATGCAAGAGCCGCACAGATCTTTACGCGAATAGTGCCAATAAATGGGCGTGCGGAAGCATCGGCAAGCTGAACACTTGTATTTTTTCTTCAACGGGGATTCGTGATATGAGACCAACGCAAGGTCTTCTGCCGTTGGTAGCGGCTGGCTATTGTGTTTCGGCGTGTAATTTCGCCCAACAATCGTTACAGCGCTCGTCGTCTGCTCCCCCGAAACACCACCCGACTAACTCCCCACAGTCTGAACACTTGAAGATTCCGCCGCAAGTCGGAGCGCCCTTTTCGTGGCACTCGTGTTTTACAGACAGTTCGTCGGGACTCGCCGAACTGTCTGTAAACACCAGATACTCAGCTTCTGTAAGCTGCACATCGAATACGACAAAACTCAAATTGAGCCCGTTTTTCACACCAATACAGCGGTTGCAGTCGGTGCAATCGACGCAGTCGACGCAGTCGGTGCAGCCGGTGCAGCCGGTGCAGTCAATGCTGCCAATGCAGCCGGTGCAGTCAATGCTGCCAATGCAGCCAATGCAATCGACGCAGTCGACGCAGTCGGTGCAGCCGGCAGAGTGATCGCAGTCGACGCAGTGGGTGCAGTCGACGCAGTGGGTGCAGTCGACGCAGTGGGTGCAGCCAATGCAGTCGACGCAGCGGTTGCAGCGGTTGCCGCGGGTGCAGCGGGTGCAGCGGCTGCAGCGGCTGCAGTGGGTGCAGTCGGTTTTCTCTAGCGCGACTGCTCCCAGTTTAGAAACTTCATCTTTCGAAAGAGCCAGCAGTTCTTCTTTTGTCATAAATTTAGCTCTAGCACGCGTCACAACACAAGCAAGGAGAAAAACACACGCAAATAAGAAACAGCTTACTCGTGTATAATCTTCTTGCTTGGAGGCGTCGCGTTTGGAACAGAAATCGCCCGGGCCTCTAGCAAGAGTGTCTCTAGCTCGCGCGCGAGCCGGTAGGCCTCGAGGCCCCGCAAGGCATCGGCAAACTGGCCCTTAAGCGCGCGCTGCCATCGGTTCACACAACTAGTCGACCCTACATGCCCCACCAGGCATGAGTACAACACAGCACGGCCACAAATAGGGCATGGCTGTCTACTACGCTGCCGAAGCTCGGTACTGGTCAACCGTAATCTGACTCCGGTGAGTCGATCGGCCGCCAGCAATGCGTCTGCTCTGGTGTGGTAGCTAACAGCACATTGTGCTGAAACTCTGTCGCACCGGTTTCCGGGTCGAAAGTCTGAACGTTTACGATCTGTCGTTCAGCAGAGACGACCTTCACAACGAGCCCAAGCCAGTCTCGCCCATCACCACGTCGGTACAGCACCATCGACCCGAGCTGAACTTGCGGCCTCACGCGGCCCCCGCCGGCAGGCGGTCTCGAAAGCGCTCACACAACGCGAGCACCGCGCGCGGTACAGACTGCTCGCTGCCTAGATGCTGCAATACCTTTTCCACAAGCTGCCCCTCCTCGCCAGTATAAAGCAAGCCTAACCGATAGACGTTTTTGTCGTCCCCCGACATCTGCTTTTCCTCTGCTGTCTTGGCAGAAGCAAGCACTTTCTCCTTCGCGCGGCGTTCATCTCCGCTTAGGTCAACAGCATGCGCAGTGTCAAACGCTGTCACGCCCTTACCCTCGGGCCCTAGTTGGTCGGATGTGATCACGATATCCAAACCAGCGAGCTCATTAGTCGATAGATCTTTTATGATTCTGTCCACCTCTACAGTGTCCAGCATCAGCTCGGCCGCAGCAAAGTCCATCTCTCCGACCTCCGCGAGCGACCGCACGACATCCGCTGCCAGCCCCATGTCCTCGGTCCCGCGTGCGCGGTTGTGGCGTAGCGTAGCAATACGCGCCTGCTCAGGTGTCATGTCCGTGAGCACGCACGGCACTTCATCAAACCCTAGTGCGTGACAAGCCCGCCAGCGATGCTCACCGTCAACGATTTCGCGAGTCTCCCGTTGAACGATTATCGGCTGCGTGAACCCGTCCGCCGCAATCGACTTACAGAGTAACGTGAAGTCGTGATCACTCTGGCGGTTGGGGTTGTACGAGTTGGGTCTGATCGACTCAACTGGAAGGTAAATAACCTCTAGCTGATCAAGAACAACGTTGTTCTTATCGACTGCAATTTGCTGCTTTTTCTTACTCGCCACGGATGCGCTCCTTTACATCTCTAGCGCTTGATACTCTTTGCAGAATTGCAACAGCGTCTGCGCCGGCTGCGCTCCAAGCAACCCGCGCACAAACAGCGCATCTGCGCCTTCGTACACGCATTGAAATCGGTAGGTACTCTGACGAATTTGTACCGCTATCTGAGCTCGCTCGCTAGGTGAAGTCGCGCCAGCCATTTTCGCTTGCAACTGCTGCGTGCGCTGCCGGGCTTCATCCGACATCGATTCAGCACCACGGGCGTCCGCGGCTGTCTCGGGATGCACTCTAGTCGGTACCCAGCCTTCACTGTAAGCTGCACCCGCGAGCGCTGCCGGTACAGACACGTCATCTAGCAGCCGTTGTAATTCAGCGTCGTCAAGCATCAGCGAGCTCTGCGCCCAATCAAGCGCCCCAAGCTCACGCAGATCACGAAGCACCTGAACGGACAACTCGATATCCTCCGAGCCCCGTGCTCGGTTGTGGCGTAGCGTCGACACCTTCATCTGTTCGACAGTCTGATCAACAAGTACTATCGGGACGGTGGCTAACCCAAGATGCCTCGCCGCCCTCCATCGGTGTTCACCGTCGACAATTTCCCGCGTTGTTCGTTGCACTACGATAGGTTGCGTGAACCCGTCTTCACGCATCGAAAGCAACAGCAGATTAAAGTCACGCTCACTCTGGCGATTTGGGTTGTATGAGTTGGGTCTGATCGATTCAATATTAGCGTACTCAACCTTCAAACGCTGTAAAGCTCGCGCATGCTTCGAAACCGCTGGTAACCCTCGGTCAAGAATTCGCTGGGGTTTAGACTTCGCCATCAAAACATGACCTTCACTTTTTTGCCGATTACCTTTTCCCACTCACCCGCCCAGGTTCCCGCACCAGGCCGAAAGAAATCCGGCTCAACCATGTCGAGTCGAGTCGTCTTGAAACAGTACGGGTCGCCGCTCCAAATTGCCAGCGTAAGCTTACGCCAACTACCCACCAGCACATCGCACCCAGCTTTACAGGGCGATACCTCCGGCATCGACAAGTCTGAATGCGCTGCGTGTCGGCGTAATTGGCTCTCCACCAAAATGAGCGCGCGTTCCTTGATCCACTTCGGGGTATCCGGACCGGCGCACTCACGATAGAAACACTGTTCCCACGTCTCGCCGTACCGGCGGTTAGGTTGACACGCGCGTCGACCAAATTGGACCGCAGTACGCACCCCCGGCACGCGCTTGCACAATCGGTCGAACCATTGCGGCCAAGCCCGCGAAGCCAGCTTCAAAGCGTCGATTGACATAGCAGTCATCGTCGGGGGACCGATGCGCAGTTGCCTCGCCCCCATTTTGTACAATGTATCGTAAGCCGGGTTGTAGGCGCACTTGCGGTCATGCAAGAACTTCCAGACGTCCGGCTCCCGCCAATCGTAAATCGGACGAGCATTGAACGTGCCAAGATCATTCGAATTACATACCCACCCACCCGAAGCGTGTATGCCCATCAAGCGCTTGTTTGACTCCTCCGTACGAAGTCCGATCAAGCAAACCAACTTCTTACCTACCGGTGCCTGCGCCCACGAAACACGTCGGGGTGTGATGCACCCCGGGAATCTATGAGGGTTCACCATCAGTTCTATAGCCTTTTCCGGCACAAATTCGGCGTAACTCGGTGGCTTACGCATCCACTCATCTGGATCAAGCAGCGGGTCCATCACCCAGAAATACGGCAACGCCCGGTTGAACACGTTCAACATCGGCTGCTGCATGATAAGCCAATGCATGCGCACCTCCGGGCGCTGCGCCGTCTGATCAATAAATTCGTACGTCCCTGGGTAGGCTATCTCCTCATCCTGTATGATAACGTCGACCGGTAGCCGCCCCTCCCGATGCGCCGCAATTATCGCCAGCTCTAAGACAGTCGTTGAATCTTTCCCTCCGCTGAATGAGCACACTACCGTGTGCCCGTCCCGGTAGAGTGAAGCTATTCGCTCTGTTGCGGACGTGAATACATCGACACCTAGTTGGATCCGGGCCAAGTTTGCCTAACTTACCCGATTAGGGTAAGTTAGGCAACTACTAGTTAACCACCTGCTCCCCATCGGTTACGCCCACTGGCACAGGCTTCAAATAATCCTCGAGACTTTGACCGCTCAAAAAATTGAGCGCCTGAAACGTGGCCAGAAAAAAGATCTCGTCTGCTAATTGCTGGCAACGCCCCTTGATTTCTGAAGAGCAACTCGGACTCTCGATCAGCATCGCCGCAAATCGAAGCGCGCCGAAAATACAAGTCGTTGCGGGAACCTTACGGTCGACCCCATCTTTCAAAAGTACTTTGACATACTCGGTAGTCGCTTCCGCGACTTGCGCGCTAACCGCCAAGCCGGGCGCCTCTAAATGGCTCGACTCCACGGAAAGCGCGCATTGACGCAGCAGCACCCCAAGGCGCTCCCATGAAATGTTTGACGTGTAACTGACGGTGCCGCTCATCGCAATTCCATCTACAACGAGCGCCGCCCCAATATCTGGGGGCAGCACCGACAGCATTGCTGCCAGCGCCGATTCAATGGTTTTAGTAAGTTCGCTACGGTGTTCTGCCGTCAGTGCTGAATTTTCAGTCATCATTTCGTCCTTTGAATCACGCCATTTGTAACAGTGTAACGAGCCGCCGCATTGATGCTTGCGGCCAATGTATGTGAATGTGTTATCACAACGACAGTGCGGGTTTGTCCTAGTTCGGTAAGTGCGGCCGCGACACTAGCTTGTCCCGTGTCGTCCAGGGCATCAAACACTTCGTCCATCCACAAAGTGCCTTCGGTCGCGCCGGTCGCAGCTGAAGCGACTTCGGCCAGCGCAAACAAGAGCGCCGCATCAACCCGGCGGCGCTGTCCGCCGCTAGCTGCCTTGTAGCCGTGCCCACCCCCATAACCAGTTACCTCGAGCGAAATCTTGTCGGTAAGCTTGCCCGCTTGGGTTTCAGAATAGCCCTTCAATTCGAGGGAAACCCCCGGGTCCGCAATGCGCGCCAGCCAGGCATTCGCCACAGCTGCCACACCGTCGAGCGTCGTACTCAGCACCCGCGCTCGGATAGACTTGATCACACGCCCAGCTTCAACCAGCTCTTGCACGTGACGCGTAGCCTCGGCTAATTCTGTGGTGGCTACCATGAGACCGCCCTTCATAGCATCGCACTCCAGTATCATCTCTGTCCGTCGGGCGTAGTGTTCAGTTACACGTTTTTCATGAACGTTCTTTCGGAGTGCGTCTCGCTTTTCGTACGCCTCCACGACCGCCGCATGCGCAGCCCGTTGCCTTTTGTACGCTTCGTAAGCGCCCGCGTAAACTTGCCAATCAGCTATGGCGCCGTGAAGTATATCGCGGGCGCGTACCCAATCGCACCTAGCTTGCGCATGGGCTGTAACAGTTCCGTTGAACTGCGCCCCGAGCCGTGTGCACTCGTCCTGCGCGTACTCCAAATGCGCCGTTGCCTGCTGGATTGAAGTCGGAAACTTCTGCCCACATGTCGGGCATTCTCCCCGCAGCACTAGTCGATGATGATCTTCCGCCGCGTTGACGCGTTGACGCGCTTCGTCGTATGCGGCGTCGTACTGTGTGTCCCGTACAGGTTCGATCCGAGCAAGCAGCTCGGCTTTGTACTCAGCGATGCGTTTAGCTGCATCCTCCGCCTGTGCAGGAGCGTCCCCGCCCATCCACACCGGCCGCGGTTCGCGGTCAAACGGTGGTAGGGGCTCCCATGTGTCGAACACAGCCTGCTGTTTTTCGAGCTTCGCGCTCGCCGCCGTGTGCGTATTGGTAGCAGTCGTTACCGCCGTCTGCGCCTGCGCGATCTCCTGCTTACATGTTTCTGCTGCTTGATCAAACACAGTCAAGCCGAGTAGTGACTCCAACATGTCCTTACGCCCGGAATCGGTTGCATCGCTGAAATGCAGGGCGTCGGAAGATGAAAACACGTGTGTTCGTCGCCACAGTTCATGATCACTGAACTGTGCGTCCAAGCTTTCTTGTGTCTTGGTGTTCGTGTCGGCCTTCTGCCCATTCGCTGTGAGTATCACCTTGCCAGACGCCGTCACCGCCCGGCGTACTATGAAATCATCCCGTAGAGCCACCGACACTTCACCGACAAGGCCCGTCAGCCAGGGCGTTTTTCCGCGCAATGTCCTGCCCCAAAACGCATAGGAAACGGCTTCGATAAACCTACTCTTTCCCGCGCCGTTCTCCCCGACAATAACGACTACACCATTTGCGGGGAGCTCAATCGCAGCGCTCCCGCGGACCATAAAATTCGTGACGTTGATACGGGAAACCTTCATCGCGCACCCCCGAGCAAGCGCAGTACGTGCCCTTGCACAACATCCCGCCGGCAGT